AATTCCATTCGACCAAAGGCATAATTAAATCGTGTTTATCTTTCCTGCGAAAATAAACGTGGTCAATCTTTCGACCTCCGATTACAATAAAATCTATCTTAACAAAGGTTATTACCTCCTTACCATTCGTGTAGCGTGTGTTGCGTGTCATACGATTGTCATTTTCCAGTTAGTTAACTCCACGTGGGGTAGGTCTTTGAACGATTTAAAGTTGCCACCCCAAGTTAATTTATTAGATGCCGACTGCAGCAACTCCCAAAATTCTTTAAAATGCTTTGCGGAATAGTCAAGTTCACGTTTACCAACTTTCACAAATGCAATATCAAAAGCCCTTGATGGGTAATAGTTATGCGGTGACTGACCAGCACGAGCATTGGTAACTTTCGGTCGCTTACGATAATAAGCCTCCTGCATTGCATTGTTTCTATAAGTGCATACAATAATAACGTGAACATCGTTATGTGTTGCATTGAATTGCGCTTCGGCTTTCTTGTAAGCATTCGCAAGTGTTGGATGTAAATCCTCGATTAATCTCGATTCGTACGGCTTGGTTTCATCTTTTGGTTTCATAGGTTATAAGTTATGTTGTAGTAACTAATCTTCAGCATTAACATCAATATGTTTTTCATTAACAAATGCCAAAAGAAATTTTCCTAAATATTCTGCTTCATTTTTATTAATATAAATAGATATCCAAGAATCAATATTTTCATCCTCTATTGATAAAATTAATTGATTGCTAAATTGTCCAAATGCACAAGCAGGACTAATATTAACTACGCAGTTTTCTGAAATTAAATCTTTAGCATTTTCTATAAATATTTCTTTTGGTTTAAATTGTATTTTCATTTTATATTTTGTTTAATTAATTTTTAAATTCATTATCTCAATATTAATATCCACTTTCACACCCTCCACACCATCTTTTTCTGCGTAAGAATACAACTGATAGCCAATCGGAAAAGAACACTTCGGAGCAACCCTAAAAACATAACCATCGTTAGCCTTGCACTCAATGTAACTGCCCCAATTTAATTCGCACTTGACAAGTTCGCCAATTTCATATCTCCCTATCCGTTGAATAGTGCGTTCACCTTTGATGTATGCATAAAAATACAACACACAATAGTTCTCTTCTTTGCGAATACCTAAACGGATGCTATTCCAATGATGCCAACCTCTTGAAAAGCCAATGACCTTTTGCACCCCATCGGACTTTTCAATGTCTGGCACAATAAATTCGCAGGTTAGATTTGTTGGTTTGTAAAGCAGTTTCATTTCTTCATCCATTGCTGCATAAACCCTGCTCCACATACAGCACTAACAAGTGAAGCGCAAAATGAAAGTGTAAAGGTAACGAATTCTGAATTGTCATAGTATACTCCAGACATAGCGAATGATACAGACCAAAAAGACATAAATAAAACGGCAACTGCCCACATAAATAATGATAGTTTTGTTTTCATAGTGTTTAAATTTTGGCAAATATAAAGTAAAAATAATTAAATACAAATTTTGTTTTAATAAAAATTTATAGTAGGTTTGCGGTCGAATCTAAAAAAAAAACAAAATGAAACAACTAATCCAAAAACTACTCTTCGGTTACCGAAGCAATCCAGCAGCCTACATTCCTAAAGGAGGCGCAAAACTTACGCATAAAGGTGGCAATGCTGAAGCCATACATTCAGCATTAGTGTTAATGCAATATAACATACGCAATGCAAAAGATTAAACCAAAACGCAAATTAGGCAGGGCAATTTGTGACAGTTACATTCACGTTCCAAAACCTGCAACCATTACGCAAGAGCATTGGGATGTCTGGCTCAAGTATAATAGTGGTCTTACATCGGTTGAATGTGCTATGGTTTTCGGGATGCAAGTACACGAAATCACCAGTATAATATCTGGCATTGTTGAACGATTAAAGAACAAAAGCAAATTAGCAGAAGACTGGAGCGAAGATTTCGCAACTATTGAAGCAGCTATGGATTTCAAACAACGAATAGCTAACAACATTTATATGGCTATGAGAAAAGCAAAAAAAATGAATACAAATCAGTTATTAATAATGAGTGAATTATGAAAATAAATAAACCAGCACCCGAAGAATTACAAGAAATTTACGATGCCATTAAAAAAATAAACATTGAACGAGTCGAAACCTATGGAAGAAACGCTGGTAAAGGCGCATTTGTGACCATTGGCGAAAAGTGCTATATGACTCAAGAACAAGTGAAAAATATCCTCCGAAACCGTGTCGCAAACTGGAAACCTCAACATTTTAAGGTCTATAACCTTGCGAAGAGATTTGTTAAAATATGTTAAAAGGTTAAAATAAATTTGTAGGTTTAAAAAGTATAATTACATTTGCATCAACAAACAAATAAAACACACACAATGAACACAATTATTCAATTACTTAATGAGGCTGGTTACAAAAACACCAACACTAATCGTGAGAGAGCGGTTAGAAATATGAACTTGCTACTTGATAGCGGAGTGATGACTATTAAGTTTATCAATGCTGAAAAGTATAATGCACAAGAAGGTGGGCAATCATTTTGGTATACATCAAGCAATGGCAAAAAGCGTTGCACGGCATATATGGTGACTATTTTTGGTAAAACGTATTATGGTGATTTTATTGCAAAGACATCAAGCCAAGTTGTATGGGGAATGGAAGTGAAAAACCATTTAGACAACTACATATTAAGCATTGAAGATATACAAATCAGAGTTGCACAATTAATAAGCATTATTCGCAATGGTGTTGATTTCTTTGCTCCAAAAGTATTTGCATCACAAGGAGATTGTTCTTGCGGTAAATGCAACGGAAAAGGTGTTATCCCAGCGTTTGCTTACTACGCAAATGGTATCTGCTTTGATTGTGGTGGTTCTGGAATTGACAGAGCAGTATTAAAGTCATTTATCAGCACATCAATAGCAAGTGTAAAGTAAAAAACAAACAAGGGGGCTAAACACCCCCATTTAAAAACTAACACTAAAAACACACACAATGCCAAAAACTAAAACTATCAACCTCACCATCACATTTGAATGGGAGCCAGCAGACATCGAATGCGGAATAAATGCAGGTTATATGGTAACCGACATTATTGACTCCGACACAAAAAAAATACTTGATTTCTCACACGAATTTTACACAGAACTAATCCAAAATCTATCTTAAAAATGAACACACATCAAAACATCACAAAAACAATTACAAGCGTAACAACTTGGAAAATCGATGGCAGCCAAATGCGAATCGAGTATGAAAGCGACAGCAAAACATTTTACGTTTGGAATGATGAGGGCGACCTCGAAGCATCATTCGAACTGCATAAAGCAAACTGGATAATGAAAGTTTGTGGCTGTGCAAGGGAGAATGACAACTGGGAACTTGAAATAGGTGGTAAGGATATCATCACTAACCCATCTTTTGTTGAGGTCATATTAGACCAATTTTTATATAAGCCAAAAGTTAATACTCACAATCAATAAAAACAAACACAATGACAATCAAAGGACAAATCAAGCGCATTGGCGCAACGCAAACAGTTAGTGATGGAAAGTTCTCAAAGAGGGAACTAATCTTAACAACAGCAGACACTTATCCGCAAATCGTATCAATTGAACTACAACAAAAAGCCTGCTCAATAGCAGATGATTTGAAAGTTGGTCAAGACATTGAAGCGCACATCAACATTCGTGGCAGAGAATGGACCAGTCCACAAGGTGAAGTTAAGGTATTTAATACCATAGTTTGTTGGAAGGTTGATGCTAACCCATTTACGGAATCAGTACCAAGTACAACATCGATTTCAGACGATAATTTATTTTAACCCTTAAAAACAACTAACAAAATGAACACACAAGTTTCAATAGTACAACAACTGCCAATTTCAGAACTTATGAATTTGGCCAAAGCATTCGCAGAGAGTGGAATGTTTGCAGACACAAAATCAGCAGCCCAAGCAATAGTGAAGATTCAAGCAGGGCAAGAAATCGGTATCCCTCCATTTGCTGCGATGACTGGTATCCACATCATTCAAGGTAAACCGACAATAGGTGCTGGTTTAATTGCATCAAGATTAAAAGGTAGTGGCAAGTATGACTATCGTGTTGTAGAAGCATCTGAAAAGGTTTGCAGCATAGATTTCTATCAAGGTAACACAAAGATTGGTAATAGCACATTCACTATTGAAGATGCTAAAAAAGCATTAACCAAGAATATCGACAAATTCCCAAAGAATATGCTATTTGCAAGGGCTATAAGCAATGGAGTGAAATGGTATTGTCCGGACATCTTTAGCGGTCCAGTTTATGTGCCAGAGGAAATGCAAGTAGTGACAACTGAAGAAGTTACTCACGTTGAAGTTGACATCACTATTGATGAGATTATTAATGACATTCAAGTGTGTGTTTCGTTAGATGAAATCAAAGCAGTTTGGAAGAAATTAACCCTTAACCAAAAAACTGACCTACGAGTATTAGCTGCAAAGGATGATATGAAAAACAAGTTAACACCAGCACAATAATGAAACTAACAATCTATCAAATTGAGCAAAGCTATAACCAATTAGCAGAAGAATTAATCGAAAATGGCGGGGAACTTACCCCGCTTTTAGAAGAGCAGTTAGCAATCACAGAAGAACAACTGCAAAACAAATCAGTAGCTTATTCTTTTGTAATCAAGCAAATGGATGCTGATGTTGACATTATTGATGCTGAAATAAAGAGGTTGCAAAACTTAAAGAAGCAGCGTGAAAAGGCATCTGAATACCTTAAGGAGCGAATCAAACACGCAATGGACACATTCCAGATTGAGGAAATCAAAACACCATTGGTAAAGATTAATTTTCGCAAATCTGAATCAGTTGAGGTGGAGGATGTGAATGCTTTGCCTGCTGCATTCAAGGTGGTAAAGGTTACCGAACAAGCCGATAAGGCTGCAATTAAGGCAGCATTAAAGGATGGTGTTGAAGTTACTGGTTGCAGCATTGCAACACATCGTAATTTGCAGATTAAGTAATTATTACTTATATTTGCAAACGAAATAACCGCCAACTTGAAAGAAATTATTAATAGCATAGCCCTTATCTTGATGCAGCCTCTTGGCGGTGGCGCATCTCGATAGGGGCTTATTTAATTTATATAAAATGATATCATTATTTAAGAGTGCAAAGAGTAACCAATCAGATGCCAGCATTGAGGTGGATGAGTATTTTGATGGCATTAAAAATGGTAGGTGGCAAGATGAGGTGCTAAACTTTCGTGCAGGCAGAACACAAAAAGAGTTAACTACTTGTGTAACTGCATCAGGTAGTTTTAAAGAACGTGCAGCAAGTAAATTACTTGAACATAGTGGATTTATTTGTTTAGATATTGATGCTAAAGACCAAATAGCTGATGTTGACATTGAAAGAATAAAACGTAATGAATACGTTTACTCTGTGCATCGTTCACTATCTGGTAATGGCTATGCAGTTTTTATTCGTATAGATGGTGCAAGGCATTTAGATGCGTTTCTTTCTTTAGAGCAATATTTTATGGTGCAGTTTTCTATTGTGTTGGATAAAAGTTGTAAGGATACAAGCAGATTAAGATTTGTATCTTATGACCCAGACATCTACATTAACAAGAAATCTAAACAATTTAAGACCTACTTAAAGAAAAAAGACAAACCAAAGCCAAAGCCAGTTGTAATTAAAACTGATTTTGATGAAATGGTAGTTAAGGCAGCATCAATGAACCTTTTCGATAATTATGAGGATTACATACGTTTGGCATTTGCTTTGACCCAAGAATTTAGTGAAAGTGGTCGCAATTACTTTCATTCACTTTGCCAAGCATCACCAAAATATTCTCACAGACAAGCAGAACGTGATTACAATATAGCTTTGCAACGTAGCGGAACTGGTGTGAGCATTGCATCTGTTTACTATATTTTTCGCCAAGCAGGTATCAGCACAACATCTGAAAGGACAGAGAAAATAAAGAGCATTGTTAAGTTATCTGATAATCCGCAAGAAGCATTAAAAATGCTAAACATTCCATTGGCAGAGGCTGAAGCGTTTATTCCCAAATCAGAAAACACAAAGGAAAAAAATGAGATAGATAACATCATTGAACTTATCAAATTAAACAATGTAAAATTTAATGAAATAACACGCAACTTTGAATTTAATGGTGAGGAAATGACCGACAGAATTTTAGCTAATTTCTACACTAAAGTTTGGCAAAAAATTGATGATGGAATTTCAAAGGACAAAGTGTTTACCCTAATTCAAAATAAAGACAATAGCACATCGTATAATCCTATAAAAGATTGGTTTGAACATAATTCACATCTGACAACTGATAATGAATTTGACAAGCTAAAAAAGTGTTTTGAGATTGAGCAACTAATCTATGAGAATGATGGTGTTTATAATTTTGATGATTATTTAGATACATACCTAAAAAAGTGGTTATTAGGATTGATTGGTTCTGCTTATGGCACTTATTCGCTAATGATTTTAGTCATAGCTGGTGAGCAAGGAATTAAAAAAACTGAATTTTTTAGAAACCTGCTCCCGAAAAAATTACGCAAATTTTATGCTGAAAGTAACTTGGATGAGGGCAAAGATTCAGAAATTTTAATGACTAAAAAGTGGTTGATTGTGGATGATGAGTTTGGAGGTAAATCAAAAAAAGATGCCACAAAACTTAAACGTATGAGCAGCCAGCAAACATTCTCTATTCGTATGCCCTATGGCAGAGTATCTGAAGACCTGCTGCGTTTGGCGGTATTAGGTGGCACATCAAATGATGCTGAAGTAATCAATGACCCAACTGGTAACAGGCGAATTATACCAATAAACTTAATTAGCTTTGATTTTGAAGCTTACATAACTATTGATAAGGACAAACTATTTATAGAACTATACAACGAATGGAAAGCAGATAAAGAGGCTTGGTTTCTTACTAAAAGAGAAATCGAATATTTGAACAAAGCAAACGAAAAAAACATCGAAGTAATGAGCGAAGTTGAATTGATAAATAGACACATTCAAAATGACCCAACATCCAAAATGACAAACACCGATGTCATCCTTGAATTGCAAAAATTACACCCAACTTTTAAAACTAACACCAAACGAATGGGGCAGGCTTTGAAAAAATGTGGGTATTTTCAGCAAGTTATGAGGACTGGTTCAAAGACCATTCGTGCTTATGAGATAAAAATCAAAGGAAGTGTAACAAGTTATACTATTGACAATCAATTAGATACTTTTTAAATGTTACAGATTACACACATTTTGCGTTTTTACTATACTCCATATAAAATAATATGTGCGTGTGTGCGTGTGTGTGTGTATAGTGTAGTAAGTAAAATAATGATAATAATCTGTAATCTGTAACATAGTAACTAATAACCAATAAAATCAAGTGTTTCACATTTGCAACACATAAAAAAATCTGTAACAATAAAATTATGTTAAGAGAATACCAAAAAAAAGCAATAGCATTAATTGAGGGCAATCAAAATAAGAATGTCGCGCTACAAATGCCAACTGGATCAGGCAAAACTTTTACTTTTTGCGAAGTAGCCAAAAGGCATTATGCAGAAAATATTACAAGTGTGTTAATTTTAGTGCATCGTAATGAATTACTACAACAAGCAAAAAATAGTTTAGGTGAGCGTTGTTTCTTAATTGAAGCAGGTATTAAATCAATACCCAATGACTATGCTTATTATGTTGGCATGGTGGAAACAGTAAACAAAAGAATAAAGATATTGCCTAAATTTGGATTAGTAATTATTGATGAGTGTCACATCGGTAACTTTAAGAAAATGCCATTCTTTGAGCAAGAAAATTGCAAAGTGTTGGGTGTTACTGCAACACCGATTAATGAATACCCATTGGCAAACTATTATAATGAACTATTGCAACCAGTTACCATTACCGATTTAATTGATAACAATCATTTGCTTGATTGTGATGCCTACGGATTTGCATCTGATTTGGTGGCAGCGCAAAAGTTTAAAATTAAAGGCGGTGAATTTGATGAAAAGCAAATGGAGGAATTTTACTCAAGCGAAAAGATGGTTAATAATGTAATCGAAAGCTATTGGAAATTATCAGCAGGTAAAAAAACGCTAATATTCAATGTGAATTTAAAACACAACGATGCAGTTTATACTTCTTTATTATTTGAGGGCTTGAATGTTTATAGCATAACTGGTGAAACGGAAAAAAAAGAACGCGCTGAAATTCTGCAAAAGTTTAAGGAAGAACCTGATGCAATAATTTGCAATGTGGGTGTGTTGACTGCTGGATTTGATGAGCCAACAATTGAAACTATAATACTTAACCGAGCAACCAAATCTTTATCACTATACCTGCAAATGATTGGTAGAGGTAGCAGAACAAGCGAAAATAAAAGCAAATTTACTGTTATTGATTTGGGTAAAAATACTGCAAGGCATGGTCAATATACTGATTTTTTTGATTGGCAAACATATTTTAAAAATGGAACGAAAAAAGAAAATAAAAGTGTTGGAATGTCACCAGTTAAGGAGTGTCCAAATTGTGGTCATCTTCAGCATACAAGAAAAGTAAAATGCGAAAGTTGTGGTCACGATTTTGAAGAGGAGAGAAAAGCACAAGAAGCAGAAGAACAAATAAAACAACTTGTAAAACTAACGAGAGAAAAACCAATGAATATACCTACACAACACTTATTTCAATTAGCCGAAGAGCGTAGTTGGAAACCTTATGCAGTATTGCACAAAATTTGCGACCACATCATTCAATATGAGTTAAAACATTTGCCAACAACAACGCATGAGCATTCAGTTAAGATGGCAGGTGAGCAGCTATCTGTTTGGTGCAAAAAATATGAAAAGCAAAATAATAGGTGGCATCAAGATTTTATTATAACTTTGTTAAATGCAAAAAGAAAAGAAGCAGTCGGAGGATAAAATACAAAGTGATTGCTTTGTTTGGTTTCACAACACATACCCACAACATCGTGGTTTGCTATGCTATAACCTAAACAATAGCAAGAACAAAATTGATGGTGCAAGAAATAAAGCAAAAGGTCTAATAGCTGGCAGAAGTGATATGGTGCTTTATTACGATGCCAAAGCGTTTATGATTGAATTCAAAACATCTGATGGTGTGCAATCAGCAGGGCAAAAAGAATGGCAATGGTTGGTTACAAGCAATGGTTTTCAATATCACATCGTAAGGTCACTTGAGGAGTTTCAATCACTAATATTAAGCTTATTAAAATAATACTTATCTTTGTGGTATGAAAAGTAAACAAACGGAAAATATCAAGGCAACATCACTAATTGCTGATGACAAGAACTTTAATAAAGGTAGTGAAAATGGCGCAGAAATGATACGCAAATCGTTTGAAAAGTTCGGAGCAGGTAGAAGTATCCTTTTGGATAAAAACAATCGTATAATCGCAGGAAACAAGTCAGTTGAATTTTCTGGTATTGAAGATGTTCTTATTGTTGAATCCGATGGCACTCAATTAATAGCGGTAAAACGCACAGACATTGATTTAGATTCTCCACAAGGCAGAGAGATGGCATTGGCTGATAACGCATCTGCAAAGGCTAACATCGTGTTTGATGCTGAATTGATTGAGGCCGAACTGGGTGAAGCGGTTTGCGTTGAGTGGGGGATTGATGTTGCTACGAAATTAGAAGCAAAAGAAGATGACTTTGAAGTGCCTGCTGATGGAATTGAAACCGATATTGTGCTTGGTGATTTATTTGAGATAGGAGAACATCGTTTGCTTTGTGGGGATTCAACTGATAGCGATGCTGTGGCAAAGTTGATGGATGGGCAAAAGGCTCAAATAGCTTTTACAAGTCCACCATATAATGCAGGAAAAAGCGAATCTTTAAGTGGAAATACACATACAACTGATAATAAGTATAATGAATATAATGATAATCAAACACAATCTAATTATTTAGATTTGCTTATCGGATTTACTAATAATGCATTAATACATTCTGAATATTTAGTTTGTAATATTCAAAGTCTTGCAGGAAATAAAATTGCTTTGATTGAGTATTTGTATCAATACAAAAACAATTTTATTGATGTAGCAATTTGGGATAAAGGACACGGTGCTCCTGCAATGGCTGAAAATGTAATGACATCTGCTTGGGAGTATATGTTTTTTATATCTTCAAAAGAAAACGCAAGTAGAGCAATACCAAATGGTAATTTTAGAGGAACAGTTCCAAATATATATCGTGGAGCACCAAATAGAAATAATGAATTTTCAAATGTTCACGCTGCTACCTTTCCAATTGATTTACCGGAATGGTCATTACAATTTACAAAAGCAAATGATATAATTCTTGACCAATTTCTTGGCACAGGCACAACAATGGTAGCATCACACCAACTTAAACGCAAATGTTACGGAATGGAATTAGACCCAAAGTATTGCCAAGTAATCATTGATAGAATGAAGAAGTTAGACCCAACATTAATAATCAAACGCAATGGCAACACCATCACTTAAACACACTAAATTCATTGAGTTAGTTGCCAATGGCATATCGCAGGATAAAGCCTATATTGAGGCTATTGCACAAAAAAAAGTAAATGGCAATACTGCACGAAGCAAAGGTTCAATACTTGCTAAAAGGTATGCAAAGGAAATCCAAGAACATAAAGAATTAGTTAAGCAAGCAATTAACAATGCAACATCAACTGCCATAACTGAATTAGCAGAAAAGAATATACTATCAACTGCCGAACGAATGGAGATGTTGAGCAAGATTGCAAAGGGTGAGATTAAGATTAAGAAACCATTTGTTATTGCTGGTAAAATTATGGAATACCCATCCGAGCCAGACCATAACGACAGAACTAAAGCAATTGCCGAACTTAATAAGATGGATGGAAGTTATGCAGCAACTAAAACAGATTTAACCACTAATGGCAAAGAAATACGTTCATGGAGCGTGAAATCGAAGTAAACGAGGTCTATATTCCATTCCTTAAAAACGAGCAACGATATGCAGTTTTGAAAGGCGGCGCAGGATCGGGCAAATCCATAGCGGCAGTTCAAAAGATAATCCTGCGAATCACAACGGAGCAAGGCCATCGAATATTGTGCATTAGAAAGGTGGCAACAACGATTCGTAATAGTGTTTATCAGTTGTTTGTAGATAAGCTATTAGAGTACGATATATTTAGCGAATTCACTATAAACAAAAGTGAGATGCGATTTACCCACAATCCAACAGGCAATGAAATACTTTGTGCCGGTATGGATGACCCCGAAAAAATTAAATCAATTGCAGGTATCACATCGGTTTGGTGCGAGGAAGCAACCGAGTTGGATGAATTAGATTTTAATCAGTTAGAGTTAAGGGTGCGAGGCGAAACAGAAAACTACAAACAGTTTATTATTACATTTAACCCGATAAGTGAGCAGCACTGGATAAAGCGCAGATTCTTTGATGAACCTGATGCTGAAACCATGTTGATGAACACGACTTACAAAGACAATTCATTCCTCGATGCCGATTACATTCACCATTTAACCGAGCGTGTAAAAGCTAACCCAAACTTGCACAAAGTTTATGTGCTTGGTGAATGGGGCAAAGTTGATTTCGGTGGCGAATTTCTTAAAAGTTGGTCAACAATTAAACACACTGGTATTGTAACCTATGACCCATCGTTGGCAGTTTGGCTTTCGTTTGATGAAAACGTAAACCCATACTTTCCTTGTGGTATATTTCAAATTAGTGATGACAACGAAATTAGATTGATTGATTGCATAGCTTTAAAGAACCCCGACAATACAACCAAAGCAATGGGCAGAGCAATAATGCAACGATTACGACATTGGAAGCACAACGGACATGTTTATGTTTGTGGCGATAGCACCAGCCAAAAAGACGATGTTAAGCAAGAAAAGGGATTTGATTTGTTTCGCTTACTGATAAACGAATTAGATGAGGTTAAACCGATTAGGCGAGTGGCTAAATCAAACCCGAATGTGCGCCCGAGTGCTGATTTCTTTAATGCTATTTTAGGCTACAATGAGCAAGGCATTTCATTCATAGCTGATGAAAGTTGCCGCGTGGCAATATTAGATTTTGAAAATACAAAGGAGGATAAAAACGGCAAAGTAGATAAAAAAACCGTAACCGATCCTGTCACAAAAGTAAGTTACCAGCCATTTGGTCACATTGTAGATTTAACACGTTATTTAATTACATCGGTATTTAGCAGTCAATATGCACGCTTTCAAACAGGAATTATCAAACCGCTTGTTGTTGTGGGTAGAGATGCTGAATATAAATCAGCAAGTAGATTTTAGTTACATTTTAATCATTAATCAAATTTTTTATTATTATTTTGCATCATGGCACGATTCTTAAAAACCTCCGACTATCTTTCAATAATTCAAACGGTTGACCTCAATCAGATAACCGAGAACACCCCGCAAAATTTGTACGATAGCGAGGTTAAGGCCATAAGTAGAATGAGGACAAAATTAGTCCAAAGATACATGGTTGACATTGAATTAGGCACAATGGATGCCTATTCAGCAGCAACACATTACAGAACACGCGACAGAGTTATATTAGGCGAAGTAATCACACACGTTAATGACTTTAATCGCTGGGATAACAAAACCGAATACATTATAGGCAACATTGTAACAGATGACAATGGCTATGTTTACACAGCTATTGCAGCAAGCACAAACCAACCTTTGACATTAACAGCGTATTGGTCACCAATGGTAAACGTATTAACAACCGACACCGATTATTGGACTGTTGGCGATAATAGATACCCGATGTTTGTTGAGCTTGCAATGGATATGACTTTATATAACCTACACGCAAGGATTAATCCGCGCAACATACCCGACTTGAGAATAGAACGCAACCGCGAAGCATTAGACCAATTAGACAGATGGGCAAGTGGCACAGATACGGCAGAGGTGTTAAACATCAATTCAACCGATAGCACTGGCTATTCAATTCGCTACGGAAATAGTTTAGACAAACAAGATAATTTCTTTAAATAATGGCTTGGTATAACGATATATTTAACTTCAATAAACCACAACCGCAAAAGGCTAACATACGTAAGACTATTGACTTTGAGCAACAGTTACAACGTGTTAGACAGGATGCAACAAGGTTTAACATTGCGTTACAAGCGGCTGAATCACCGATGTACCCAAACCGCTTTTTATTGATGCAAACCTATCAGCAAATTGTGTTAGATGGGCAGGTGCAATCGGCAATGTTGCAGCGTAAATCAAAGATATTGAGCAAGAAGTTTATGGTTTATGGACCTGATGGCGAATGTGATAAAGATAAAACTGCATTGTTTAACCAAAAGTGGTTTTATGACTTCCAAAGTTTATCATTAGATTCAATATTTTGGGGCTTTAGTTGTGTTCAATTTGGTGCAATTATAAACGATAAGTATTCAAGTGTTGAACTTATACCGCGCATTTATGTAGTGCCTGAATTTAGCCTTGTTAGAACAAACACAGCAACGGTTACGGAGGGAAAGAATTTTGATGTATCACCATATAATAACTGGTGTATTGGTGTAGGTGAAAAGAAAGATTTAGGATTAATGATGTACCTTGCACCATACGTTATTTGGAAGAAAAACGCAATGGCAGCATGGGCGGAGTTTGCTGAAGTGTTTGGCAGTCCGATACGTGTTGGCAAAACAGATGTGCGCGATGAATTGACACGCAAAAACATGGAGAATATGCTGCGCAATATGGGTGTAGCCTCGTGGGCTGTGTTGGATTTAAACGACAACATCGAAATGATGCAAGCAAGCCGCACCGATGCCTATGCAGTATTCGATAAAATGGTGGAACGTTGCAATAGCGAAATAAGTAAGATTATTTTAGGGCAAACAGGCACAACCGATGAAAAAACATACAGCGGAAGCGCGAATGTTCACGAGGGTGTTGCGGAAATGATAGCGAAGCAGGACACGTTAAAAATGCAGTTTATCATTGAAGACCAGTTAGTGCCGATGATGATTCGCAATGGATTTGATTTAACAGGTTGCACGTTTAAGTATGATGATAGTGAGAACTTGCCATTGATTGAGCAAGCAAAGATTGATGCTTCATTTATGCCTTATGTTAAGTTTGAGAATGAATATTTAGAGCATAAATACGGCATTGAATTAATGGAAACAATGTTGCATGAACAAGCAGAGGATGTAGGAGGTGTTGAAACATTAGACGGTAAAATTTATGTTGAAAGTGGAGTTGAAAACATTGCAAAACGATTAAGAAACATTTATAGTTAATGTGCGGCTACTGCGACATATTGAATATTGATAAGGAGGTTGACCCGCCAACACCGTTTGACGAGAATGATTTTAATCGTATGTCGAATGATGTGTGGATAGGTGCGATTAATAACCAAACGTTACCAGAGGGAATTTATTTAAAAACTGCGAAATATTTAAAAGAGGGCATTGATTTAGCACCAGTTGTTGATGAGGTATTAGTTGCCGATTTAACCAATAACATTTACATATTTTCGGGTGCTAAAACATACCAACAAACAAGGGCAATGACTGCGATGTTAGCAGACCCTGAATTGCAAAGTAACTTCTATAAGTTCAAAGAGGCAGTTAAGCCAATGTTTACGCTATACAACGAAGACTACTTGCAAGCCGAATATCAAACTGCGAAAGCATCAGCTCGTATGGCATCAGATTGGAAGCGTATTGAAGCCGATGCCGATGTGTTACCATTATTGCAATATCAAACCGTTGGTGATGGCAGAGTAAGACCAACACACCAAGCGTTAGACAATATCATTCGCCCAATAAGCGACCCATTCTGGAAACAATACTACCCCCCGAATGGGTGGCGTTGTCGTTGTACCGTAATACAACTATCAGAGGGGCAAGAAACTGATTTGAGCAAGTTTACACCGCCCGATGATGTGCCGCCATTGTTTAGGATGAACGCTGGCATTGATGGCTATGTGTTTAAGGAAAATGGCAAAGACAAGCACCCTTACTTTGACATTGCAAAGGGTGACAAAGAAATGGCTAAAAAGAATTGGAATTTACCTATACCGACATAATGGCAAAGAGCAATAAATTCGATTTAAAACAGGCAGAAAAGAAAGCGCGTAAAGCGATGGAAGCGGCTATTGTTGATGTTGGGAATACGGCTAAAGTGTTCTTTGTTGATTCATTTAGGAAGCAAGGTTTTGATGACAAGAATGTGCAAAAATGGAAACCGAGAAAGCGCACAACGTATAAAACTAAAGGCGGTAAAACTGTTGATGACACAACAAGAGCAATATTAGTAAAGACTGGAGATTTAAGGCGGTCAATCATACGTAATCCTGCAAACAGAGCAGCGTTAACGATTAAGATTTCAACTGATTTGGTTTATGCTGCGCGACATAACAATGGTTTAAAAAATATGCCCAAGCGACAATTTATGGGAGATAGTTACAACCTAAACGAGAAAGTAAAAGCAGTTATTGTTAAAAGATTAGATAACATTTTTAAATAATGCAGTTAGCAATATATAATCAATTAAAAGCAAGGATTGAAACGTTAACCGCGTTGAAGTATGTTGCATTATGGAATAACCAATTTGAGCGCGAGGATGTGAACGTTCCATTCAACTATCCTTGCTGTTTTATTGAGTTTTCAAATGCTGATTACATTGAGAATTTGCAAGGGCAACAGCAAGGCACATTGTCAATAGCTTTACATTTAGGTTTTGAAAGTTATAAAACCGAAGACACAGAAGTTTTGCAATTAAAACAAGATCTAAATGCATTGGTACATAATTGGTCAACACCTTACAACAGTAGATTTTTAAGACGTAGTGAAATTCAATCATTTGACCATACAAATATTCAAGAGTTTATCATCACCTACACAATGCAAGGCTTTGATTATACGGCTTCAAGCTTACCGATAACGGAAGCAATGGTCACAATGTTAATTACCAACAATGAGCCACAAATAGAAGATGACATCATTCGTACTGGTAGCATTCCCGAAGCCGTAGCATTGGCAAGTCAATTAGGTTATCAATTAACAACAGAAACAGGTTATACACTAATAATACAACAATAAAATGGCAGAGCAAAAAATATCCGAGTTACCAATAGCGGCAGCACTTGACGGAACTGAAAAAGTAGTTATAAATCAAAATGCAGTTACATCAATAACTGATGTTGATGCTATTGCTGCCTATACATTGGCGAATGAATCAATAAAAGTGCAAAAAACATCAATAACCTCTGCACAAATATTAGACATGTACACAACACCTATTACATTAGTAGCTGCGCAAGGTGCTAATACTTTAATTGTGCCTGTTAGCGTTGTTTTAAGATATCGTTTTGGCACGATTGAATACACAACCAACCAAACTATCACATTGTCACCAAATAATTCGTTATGGACTGCGAATTACAATAGTGCGCTTGCAGGAACATCTGATAAGTACCTTTCACGTTCAGTAACACCAACATCAACCGTAACAGGAATTATTGATGACTTGCCGTTTACTATTGGTGCGCAAATAGGCAACCCATTAGCGGGCGATGGTGAGTTAGATGTATATTTAAGCTATTACGTTTTAACACTATAATAATGGCCCGCACAGTAACGCAAATAAAACAATCAATGTTGGATGCAAAGAATGCAGACCCAACATTATCGGCATTGACCTCAACAAGTCAAACTGCGAAATGGAATCTATATTATTTTATTGTTGCTTCCTGCATAGCCATATTTGAGCAGTTGCAAGATTTATTTAAAATAGATTTAGAAACCATTGCAAGCACCGCTGCTCCAAGCACACCACAATGGACACGCAATAAAGTGTTGAAATTTCAAACGGGCGATGTTGCTGAATTAAACACCTCAACATTTGTTATTGAATACCCAACAGTTACACCTGCAAATCAAATATTAACGAGGTGCGCAGTAATAACTGCACCAAACAGAACGGTGCTGATTAAGGTAGCGAAATCAGAGCCACCTGCACCCGTATCTGGAGGCGAATTGGCGGAGCTTCAAAGTTATGTTGAAACGTTTAATCCTGCGGGCATTGCGTTCACGTTGATAAACGAAGAAAGTGATAAGATGGAAGTAGCAGCAACTATTTACTACAACGGTCAATATTCATCCGTTGTTGCAACAAATGTTGAAGCAGCGTTGAATAGATACATGGCTAACTTGCCATTTAACGGAGTAATCAGCACGCAAGCGGTAGTTGATGCTATGCAAGCGGTGGAGGGTGTAATTTCAATATCGTTAACGCGTATTTTAGTGCGCAGAGATACTGTTGGATATGGTGCAGGTGTAACATTATACAACTTATCAACTGGTATTGATAGCGTACAATATCAAACTATTGCGGGTTATGTAACAGAAGAAACAACTGCATCGCATACGTTTGTTGACACGTTAAATTATATCGTACAATAATGAGTTCAATCATTAATACCGACACATTTGCGGTCAACTTCCTACCGCCTAAAAAACGGCTTGCAATTTATAAGGCTTGGACTAAAACACTTATAAATCCATTGCAAGTGCTATACAACACAATGTTTGGCACGTTTCAATATGGCAATGCAGCGGCAATTTATAGCGGTGCAACTGCCTATGCAGTAGGTAACCAAGTGAAGTACACTGATAAATCAATCTATCAATGCTGGGTTGCCAATACTGGTCAATTACCAACAAACACAAACTATTGGTTTAAGATTCAAGACCAGTTTGTAGGCATTGAGCCGCGTTGCAAATACAATGCACAGCACTTATTATTTGAGTGGGCATTGAATGAATATTTTGGTACTACGTTTGTAAATGTGCCGGGTAGTAGTGATATATGGATAGGCCCGGGCAGTACAAGTGATGTTGTGCTTTACGTTGGATTTACAGAGGTAAATAGTTCGTTAATAGTTTACGGCAATGGCGAAGCGCAAACATTTATACAAGCTATAAACATTGCAAACACAGGTGATGAATTTACAATTAACGTGCCTATTGGAGTGGCAAACGCGTTAACAATACCACCTGCAACAGATATTGCACCAAATATTAGCGCAAACAATGAAAATATAATTAGGCAAATTGCCGACCTGTATAACTATGCAGGCATAACTTACGATGTAATAACATATTAAAATGAAAAAAGTAAAATTTACAGACATTTCAAGTACAAGTGCAATGCCATTTAAAAGTGGCACATTAGCACATTTACAAGCGGCACATCAAGAAACAACACAAAGTACTTTAGCAGCAATGCAGGGAGCAGTTCCATTAGTTGCATTTGGTACTATTTTAGTTGGAGCAAATGTAGGATATAGCGGTTCAAATTGGTCAGTTACTGCTGGTGCAATTTATATTAATGGAGAAATATTTCTAACTGATGCTGCAAGTGGAATATTAACAGGCACAGATGTTATTGTAGGCACAATTACAACAACATACGTAACTGCTGCTAATTATGACCCATCATTGTTTTCAGATGGAACATCAAATAATGTTCACGAAGTTAGAAAAGTAGTTTGGTCAAGTGGTCCAAGTGGAAGCGGTTCTGTTACTTATAGTTTTATTGAAAATTTAAGACTTGGTAGAAAAGTTGTTTTTCCTTATGATGCTGCTTATCTAACTGCTTTGGCAGGCACATTTACAATTGCAAGTAGTGCAGATTGGAATGTAAAATATACAGTATTAACTGGTGCTATGATGATGATTAATTTTAATATCAAAAACGCTTCCAATTCAGCATCAACATCATATTTAGCAATACAAATGCCATACAAATCTTATGAAGATTATGATGGTGTTGGAACTTATACAACAACAGGCAGTACTGGCGCAATGCGCATTCTTATACAAGCAAACGATAACGTAATGTATTTGTCCCCACAACCATTAATTAATTGGCCGATAAATACAGGTGGGACATTAGCAGTAAGAGGTCAAGTAATGTTATCTGTTATAAGCACAAACTAAAACCTATTCTTTCCATAATGTTCAGATAATATTTCTTTGAGCAAATAAGATTCTTTGGTGCCAGTCCTTTCGACTTCATCAAAGAATTTTTTTTTTAATTCGCCTGTTAAGTGAGCAGTTACGCGAGCTTTCGCGGCTTGTTTCTTTTCTGCTATATCGTTTTTTGGATTCGCCATTTCAAATATTAGTTACTAAACATCACAAAATTAGTAACTTATTTGAATTGAAGTGCAAATATGTAACCATTTTTGTACAATGAAAATCACGAACATATCCAACGAGGTAGCGACAATGCTTATCTATAAGCATATTGGCAATATTGATGGTATGGACATGGGCATTAACGGAGCGTGGATTGCGGAGGATATTCAATATATAAACGATAACTATTCAGATCAAGTTAAGTGCATTAACATTCGCATCAATTCGATTGGTGGAAGTGTTGCCGATGGGCTTTCAATTGTTAGTGCAATACTTAACAGCACTATACCTGTAAACACTTATATTGATGGCATGGCTTATTCAATGGCAGGTGTTATTGCTATTTGTGGTCAAAAGAAATACATGGCCGATTACGGCACATTTATGATGCACAACGCAAACGGAGGCAGTGATGAAGAAGTGTTAAGTTTAATTACAAATAGTTTAGCAAAGATATTCGAGCGCAATACAAATCTAACATTAGATAAATGCAAAGATTTGATGGCAAAAGAAACGTGGATGACTGCCGATGAGTGTATGAATTTAGGCATAGTTGATGAAATTATAGAAACAAAGAAAATGAAGCCTGCAATGAACGCAACAGTGCGCGAGTTACACGCTATTTATAATAAAGTAATAATTAAAACAGAAACCAAAATGAATAAATTAACTGATTTATTAAAGCTATCAAACGAAGCATCAGAAGAAGCTATCGTTGAAGCGGTTAGCGCTAAAGATGCAAAGATTGCTGAATTAGAAGCAAGCATCGAATCACAGAGCAACGAATTACAAGCGTTAAAAGATGCTAACAACGAAGCGGTGAAAGCAGCGAAAGTTGAACTTGTTGAAAATGCAATAAAAGAGGGTAAAATTGCCGATGCAAGTAAAGAAATTTACTTAACTTCTAACAAGTCAAATGATGAATTGAAAGATGTATTTAGCAAGTTAACACCTGCATACACACCCATCTTTGAAAACAAAGCAAACGCGCCAGCAGCAGTTGCAGGTCGCGAGGCTTGGACATTCAACGATTGGTCAAAGAATGACCCAAAAGGTTTAGCAGAAATGAGAGTTAATGATGCAGCATCATTTGAGGCATTGATAAACAACTTGCCTGCTAACTTATCACCGAACTACAACCCTGCAACTGATAAAAGATTTTAATCATGGAAGCAATTTGGAGTTCAAACCCAACGGTAAACATGTTATATTGTTTTGAAGACGGCAATTGCTTCATCAAACATAGTGAGGCAGCAAGTTATGCGCAGTCAACCAACATGGCTTACATCGTTAAAGTAAGAGAAACCGAAGAAGAAACAAAACCAACAAAAACAAATAAAAAATAATGGCAACAATTAACAACCCTTTTGGTGCAGTAGGTACATTAACCATCACTGCCACAGGAACAACAGCAGCTACAATTAGCAACAACGAAACCGTTGTTTCAACACTACCTACCTTAACTGGTAACGCAACACTTGATTTAACGCTTTCAAGCGAATTAAAAGCTGGTGCAGCATTGCATTTAAAAGTAAAAACAACCGCAACTGAAACATTTACTTTTGGAACAGGCATTGATGCCCCAACAGTTACAGGTGTAGCAGGTAAGACATGGTGTCAATCATTTTGGTATGATGGTACTATATTTTTACCATGTGGCGCAAAAATTCAAATTGATTAATAATAATAATAATAAATAATACAAATACAAAATGGCTTTAATAAAAGAAATTTGGGTATCGGATGTTCAAGAGGCATTAAACAGAAATGCTGACTTCCTACCTTATTCAGTAGATCATTCAGCGTACATCGCATTCGGAACTGTACACGTTCCACAATCAGGTTCAAACCCAACTGTGGTTAAAAACCCTACAACATTCCCACTTTCAATAAACGAAAGAACGGACACAGACCGCACTTATTCATTAAATCAATTCGCTTTAGAGCCAGTTTTGATTACTAATTTGGATGAGTTACAAATCAGCTATGACAAGCGTCAATCAGTTTTAGGTCAACAAATCAGCACACTTACACAACGTATTGGTGATGAAGTTGCTATTTCTTGGTCTGCAACAGGTGCTTCTAACATCGTTAGCACAACAGGTTCAGCAGTTGCTACATCATTAGCACCGGGTGCAACAGGAACACGTAAAGCGGTTACACTTGCTGACATTGCTGCATTAGCAAACAAGTTAGACAAGGACAATGTGCCAAGACAAAATCGTAAGTTGTTAATGTCAACTGATATGTTTTGGGAGTTATTCCAAATCAGTGATGTAATCAGAGCATCTTACAATGGTTTCCAAAACCAACCAAACGTATTGCAAAACGGAATTGTAGCTATGCTTTATGGTTTTGAAATCATGATGCGCCCAGTGGTATCAGTTTACGCTAATTCAGCAACAAGCCCAAAAGCTTTCGGTGCTGCAACTGCAACAACTGACAACCTTGCTTGTATCGCATTCCATTCTACAACTGTTGCTCGTGCATTAGGTTCAATGACACCTTTGTATGATAGTGGTTCAAACGGTAACGGTAAGCCTGAATATTTAGGTTCAATCTTCAACATGGAAGTAATGTTAGGTTCTGCAATTTTGCGTGCTGACATGAAAGGTGTTGCTGCTTTGGTTCAAACTTGGGTATCTTAATAAAACAACAATTATAAACTAAAGAGGCCTACCCGCTATAATGTAGGTAGGCCTTTTTTAATACTAAAAAATAAATGGCATTACCAAATATAAACTTTGTCAAAAGCACAAGCGGTTTAGGTAGAGCATTGCCCGGAACAGATTACGTTTCGGGTTATGCACATTACTATCCAAGTGGTGGCACATTACCAACTGGCTTTACTTCAAGCGACAGAATCAAAAAAATATTTTCAGTTGCAGATGCTGAAAATTTAGGAATTACTAATACACATTTAGGCGAAACAGCAGCGGTTGCAAAGTGTGTTATTAGTGGCACACCTGCGGCAGGCAATACATTTAGTATTACATACACAGGCATTTTAGGACTTGAATATGTTATATTAGATTACACATTAACAAGTGCCGATGCGGTAAGCACCACAACAGCAGCAGCAGCTATTGCAGCAGCAGTAAACGCAGGCACACAAACACATGGTTTTAGTGCGAGTAATACAACGGCAAATTTATTTGTTACAACCAAAGCGGGTGAGGGTATATTCCCAAATAGCGGCACACCTTACGCATCTATTGTAAGAGGTGGTGGCATCGTAGGAACATGGACACAACCAACTGGCAGCGGTTCAACAGTGTTAGGTGTTGCGGGTTGGATTGATACATTATACTACCACATTAGCGAGTATTTTAGAATACAAACTAAAGGGCAGTTGTATGTAGGTTTATACGAGGAAGAAGCAAGCACATACACATTTGCAGCGTTAACCACAATGCAAAACTACGCAATGGGCGAAATTAAGCAAGCAATGGTGTTTGAAAAAAACGTAGCATTCAGCGCGGCACAATGTGCGGCATTGCAAGCTATCGCAACGGCAAATGAAGCGGTTTACAAACCTATGCAAATTATGTTGAACGCTGAAATAAGCGCAACAGGAAGCGTTGCTACATTGGTTGACCTATCAACACAAACAGCACCAAATGTAAGCGTGTGCATTGCACAAGATGGCGCAAATGATGGGTATTACATTTACAAAGCAACTGGCAAATCAGTTGGTGCGATAGGTGCGATGTTAGGCGCGGTTTCATTATCTGTTGTAAGTGAATCAATCGCTTGGGTTGGCAAATTCAACATGGCATTAGGAAGCGAATTAGACACGATTGCATTCAGCAACGGTCAATTATATTCAGCACTTGCAGATAGTCAATTTGAAAGCCTAAACAACTACTCATATACGTTTTTGCGCAAGCTCACAGGCATCGCTGGAAGTTATTGGTCTGATAGCAGAACAACAATAACGCAAGCAAGCGACTATGCAACAATCGAAAACAATCGCGTTTACCAAAAAATTACGCGTGTAGTTAGGGCAAATATGTTACCTGCATTAAGTTCACCATTGAAAGTGAATGCAGATGGCACTTTGACCGCAGGCACGATTGGTTACTTTGAAACATTGGCAAACAATCCATTAGTTCAAATGGAGGCCGATGGCGAGTTATCAGCACATAAAATTATTATTAACCCCGCCCAAGATGTACTTGCTACCTCAACACTTGAATTGACATTGCAGAATGTTCCTTTAGGTGTTGCGCGTATCATTAAAGTAAATGTTGGATTCGTAAAATCAGTATAAAACATGGCAGCAAATGGATTACCGTTAATAAACGGAAAAGCGTATGAGTTCGCAGATATTACTTGCATCATACTTGGCACACCTATCATTGGAGTAACTGCCATTGAATATGGAGAAGAAGACGCAATCGAAAACATATACGCAACAGGTCGTTATCCTGTTGCGCGTGGTTATGGTCAGATTACACCGAGCGCAAAGGTTACAATATTGATGAACGAAGTGATGAACATTGTAACGGCTGCCCCAAATGGTCGCATACAAGACATTCCAGAGTTTGACATCATTGTAACGTTTACCGATGTTAATTTGATTCCTGTTGTTCATAAGATTCGCAACTGCAGATTTATGAAAAACATGATTGCTTCTGCAACGGGTGACACATCAATACCAATGGAATTAGATTTAATTATTTCACATATCGAATTTGTTTAGTAAATTTGTCGAAACCAAATCAAAAAACAAATGGATAATATTGAAGAATTAAAGTCAAAGTACGCGGGTGTTGAAATTTACACATTAACGGTCTTAAATAGACAAGGCACACCTATCACAGTTCAATTACGCGAAATGGATAGGATAGCTTATAAGGTTGTTTCAGCGTTGATTGCTAAAGATGAATTGCAGGGTGTAGAATCGTTTTTAAGAACACTTTGTGTTAGTGGTGATGTGGAATCAATCATAGGTGATTTTAAAGCATTACGCAGCGCAGCAAGAACTATCCTGCCAATGTTAGAAATTGAAGCAGGCGAACTAAAAAAAAATTAGATTCGGCAAAAAAGTTATTTGAAACGGATGAGTTTGCGCGTCAAAATGCACTCATCCGTTTTTATTATCAAACAGACCCAAACCAAATGAATGATGAACAATGGGCAGAAGCTATTGAAAGCATCATGTGGGTGTTAAAGTTTAACGGTACAATTCAAGACAAGAAATGAACAATTCGGTTGAATACATATTAAGCCTTAAAGACAAGTTTAGCAGTGGCATAAAATCGGCTACAACTAACACTGAAAAACTAAACGGAGCGGTAGGTCAAGCGCAGAAATCATTGAGCGGTTTGGGTGGTGCTTTGGGTATTGGTTTGGGTGTTGCTGGTGTTGTATCATTTGGCAAGGCGGTTGTAGATAGTTTAGTAAATTACGAGTATTTTTCAGCATCATTAAGAACATTAATGAATGGCGATGCGCAGGCGGCAAAGGCATTAGAGAATCAGTTAGTTCAAACTGCCAAAACAACACCATTTAGTTTAGTTGAGGTTCAGGATGCAACAAAGCAACTTTTAGCATACGGTTTTAGCGCAGGCAAAGTAGTTGAAAACATCCGTATGTTAGGCGATGTTGCAAGTGGATTAAAGATACCATTTGGTGATATTGCGTATTTGTATGGTACGTTAAAAACGCAAGGCAGAGCGTTTAGTAAAGATATTAATCAATTTACAGGTCGCGGTATTCCTATTGTTAAAGAATTAGCAAAACAATTTGGTGTTGCTGATAGCGAGGTGATGAAGCTTGTTGAAAGTGGCAAGGTTGGATTTGCAGAAGTTGAAAAGGCATTTCAATCAATGACAGCAGAGGGTGGCATGTTCTTTAATATGATGGCAGAACAAACCAAAACTGTTGGAGGAAAAATAAGTGCATTGGGTGATAGCTATGAGCAGTTAAAAGTTAATATAGGTAAATCGCAAGATGGAATTATAGCAAGTTCAGTATCATTTGCAGATAGGTTAGTAGCAAATATGTCAAGAGCATTTAGCGAAGCAAATTTAGAAGCAGAAAACTTTTCTAAATATGGTGCTAAACAATTTAAATCAAGTTTTAACCCACTTTCATACTTTGATATTGGCGCACAAGCAGAACAAAGGCAATATCAAAAAGCATTAAGTATGATGTATATTGATGCGCCTGCACAAACTTTGAATGAAGCCATAGGTAGACAAACTGAATTATTTAATTTACTTACAAATGTTAGGCAGGCTTACAATAAAAAAGAAATTGATGCAACTGAATTTGGTCGCAAACGTGCTACGGTATTAGGTGCTATTGATGCCGTTAAAGGTCAAATATCATTATTGCAAAAAACACCTGCACAAACAACCGCAGCAGCTATGGGAGGCGCACCAACATCACCAACCTCACCCAAAGCCAAAGGTGGCACAGGAACAAACATTGTTGAAAGTAGAGGTGTGCAGAATTTCAATATATCAATCAAAGAATTTGGATCGGTTGTGTTAAATACAACAAATATTAAAGAGGGCGCAACACAAATCAAAGAAGTTATTGCGCAGGCATTGATAGAGGCAGTTAATGATTTCCAATTAATGGCAACAAAATAAATATGAGTTTACAATTTAACATACCATCGCCCGCACAAAAAGTAAATGTGCGCACACTTGCAAAAGGGTTTGGGCTTCCATTGGTGCAACGTGCTATTGTTGCAGGTAACAACTTGAATATAAAAACAGATACACCTGATGCAACTTCATCTTTAGGCACACCTATCTATGGCACTTTATTTATTGAAATGCCTGAATATACAACTTATGAATTTAATGATTTCACAAACGAGTACGTTGAAACACCAAACCAATTAGCAAGTAACACCGCAGCATCAGCAGCGCAAGGTTTATTCCTTAACGGTGTTATAATTGATGCAACGGTTAATAAAACAATCATTAAAACGGATGTAATTGATTTAAAAGGTACGGTTAAAGAGTACATTGGCGAAAGTGATATGACTATTACTATTCGCGGATATGTGGCATCACAAAACCCTGATGAATACCCCGATGACGATGCGCGATTGATTAAATCATATTCGAGTGCGCCAGTATCGTTAAAGGTTACAAATGACTTCTTAAATAATATACTTGGTGTTACTCAAATCGTTGTTGAAAGTTGTCAATTATCGCAGCAACAAGGACTTCGCAATGTGCAATATTTTCAGTTAAGTTGTGTTAGCGATATAGATTATACAATAACCAAAACAACTAAAGATGTTTAGAATCGTTTGCCGCGTAATATTAGAGCAGCAAGGCGATGGCCGTAGTGAAATATTTACTTTTGATAAGGTGAATAAAGTAACGGTTACGCGTTCATTTGATAAGCAAACACAAACGGCTTCGGTTATGTTACCGCGTAATGTCAAGTACAATAAAAAAAACATTTACGAGGGTGAAAATGCGATAATGCGCAGAGGTGATAAGATTAAAATTATTGCTGCCTATCACCCCAATGAAACCGTAATATTCACAGGATACATTGCAAAGATAAACAACAACGTGCCGATTGAATTATTGTGCGAGGATGAAATGTTTTTGTTGAAGCAAGCCATTTCGCCTAACTTATCTTTTTTAAGCGTTGATTTAAACACTTTTATTGGTAAGATGCTAACTAATATTAAAGTGCCGTACAAAGTTGATTTAACCGCACAATTGGGTAAGATAAAACTGCAAGAAGCAAGCGTTGGTAAAGTGTTGCAAGTTTTACGCGACCAATACGGTTTATTTTCGTTTTTTAAAAACGGAGTGCTTCGTGTTGGATTGCCATTTTATAAAGAGGAGGCAATGAAAGCGGTTTTCTTATTTGAAATGATGGTTAAGGAGGGAATGCAGTTAACGTATTTAAAAAAAGATGATGTTAAGGTGCAAGTTAAAGGCATATTGATTAAAAACAATGCGCGTGAAGAATTTATCTACGGTGACCCATCGGGTGACATTCGCACAGTATTTCAGTTGGGTGGCACAAAAGCCGATTTAGATTTAAAGTGTAATTCATTTTTAGAGCAAGCAAACTACACTGGTTATTATGGAAGCTTCAAAACTTTTTTAGAGCCGTTAGTTGTTCCGGGCGATTACGCTGTTATTGATAGTTGGAAGTATCCAGAGCGCAAAGGTAAATACTTAATCAAATCAGTTACAACGGAGGTAAGCACATCGGAGGGCGGTAAACAAACGATTGAATTAGAACGTAGAATAGCATAATATGAGCGTACAAGTAACAGATATACGGCAAGCAATACAAGCGTTAAGCGGTCTTAATGACTTGCAATATGAGGGTGTAGTGTGCAATGTGAGCGACATTGATTTGGCTACGTTCACATGCACTTGCACCCCGATAGATGGCAGTGCGGAGTTTTACGAGGTGCTATTGAATGCCGATGCTGATAAAGGTTTTACATTGATACCTAAAGATGGCAGCGTGGTTATCATTCAACAAACATCGCAAGCAAACGCGTACTTGACAATGGTGAGCAAGGTTGACCAAGTTTATTTGGCTGGCGATGCGAATGGCGGTTTGGTAAAAGTGCAAGTGTTGAATACTGCATTGAATAACTTACAAACCGAAATTAATACGTTGAAAGCTACATTAAGTGCTAATCTTACAGCAATGGGCGCAGCATTATCAGGAGTTGATGGAGGTGTAACAACAACACAAGCAGGTATTTTATCAGCACTTGTATTACCACAAATAAACATTTCACAAATCGAAAACACAACTGTAAAACATGGCAACGGCTAAAGATTTCTTACAAGACAGCGATGGTGATGCGCTGATATTTAACAACGATTTTGTTATCGGTGACAGTGATGAAGACCATATTGTTGACATAATAAATTCCGCACAAGGCGATTGGAAAGAGTACATTTTGTGCGGTGTTGGAATTGATAACTACCTAAATAGTTCGGGCGCACAATTACAACTTAAAAAACAAATATTGCTACAATTAGCGCAGGATGGATTCAGTTCAATAACTGTTAACTTTAGCGATAACAATAGTTCTAATTTCAATGTCGATGCTGTACGCGGTTAAGAATGGGCAAGGCATTTATGATGTTGCTATAATCGTTTATGGTGATGCTCAATATTCGGTTAAGTTATGCAATGATAATGACCTAACAATAACCGATTCAATAGAGGGCCTTACGCTAACTTTTGACGATACAATTAAGCGCAATGTTGTATCTGCGGCAATAAAGCAACAGAACACACCACAACAACCTGATAGAAGCTATTTTATTAAGCAAACGCAATCGGTTTATGATTTGGCTTTGCAGTTTGGTTATGGCCTTAATCGCGTGGCTGAATTTTGCAAGCTCACAGGATTAGATATTGCTTCAACGGATGTTGGAACACAAATAATTCAAGTTACTAAAATACCAAATAACATTCCATTTAACACTATATTTGCAACGCAAAGCGAAAGCGAAGCACCATTAATTCCTTATTTTATTTTGTTGGAAGACGGATTTTATTTATTGCAAGAAAACGGATCTAAAATACAATTATAATGGCAGATGAAAAAATAAGCGCGTTAACAAGCGCAGGCGCATTAGCAGGCACAGAACCTTTGCCTATTGTGCAAGGTGGTGTGACTAAAAAAACAACGGTGCAGGATATAGCTGATTTGGCGGCAGGTAATCAAACGTTAGCGCAAACATTAACCAATGGCAACGTAACAGGTGGCACAAATGTTAAGGTAAATAATGCCGATGCTGTTGAATTAGAAAACACTTCACTGCTAAAAAAAGGCACTTACGACTTCGGAGGCACAGGCGGCATAAGCCGTATATGTTCGGTTGGTTACGAGGACATGTGGCAGGCAGGCATTCATCACGTTTTTGATAACAATGGATTTTTACGAGAATCAACAAATTGTTTTAACTATGTACCTGACATAAGTTTTGATGAAACGTTAAGATTTAAAGCGGGGTCACGTTGGGTGTTAGATGATGGGACTGTTTACATTTGTAGCGATGCAACGGCAACAGCTGCGGTGTGGGCAATCGGAGGCATACCTACATTACAACAAGTAACGGATGCAGGTGCTACAACATCAGTAGGGTTAACTGTTGATAATGGAACTGAAAGCGTTGTAATTAAGCACGACCAAATAAAAATAGTAAACCCATTAGGAGCAGATGCGGTAATAACATCACCAACACTTGCAACAACAACCAATTTTGAAATACCGAACAAAGCAGGTGGCATAGAAACCTTTGCAATGTTGAGTGATATTGTTGCAGGTGGTGGTGATGTAGTTGGTCCAGCATCAGCAGTTGATAATAACATTGCGACATTCGATGGTACAACTGGAAAACTTATTCAAGACGGAGGCACTACAATAGCTGACATCAATACGAATGCAGTTGATAGAATAACAGTTAAGTTAGCTGAATCAATAACTAAAGGTCAAGCGGTGTATATTTCGGGTGCAAATGGAACTAATATACTCGTTTCTAAAGCAGACAATACAACAGAAGCAACAAGTAGCAAAACATTAGGATTGTTGGAAACTACGGGCGCAACAAATGCCATTGTAAATGTTATTACAAGCGGTTTGATTGATGGTTTAGATACATCAGCAGCAACAGCAGTAGGTGATGCTGTTTGGCTTGGTACTTCGGGCAACTTAATATTTGGATTGGCTTCTAAACCTTATGCACCTGCACATTTAGTTTACATCGGTGTTGTATCGAGAAAAAGCGCAACGGTTGGGGAGATAATCGTTAATATTCAAAACGGGTTTGAGCTCAAAGAAATTCACGATGTTAGCGCGCAAACACCTTCTAATAAGAATGGTCTATTTTACAACACCTCAACTTCACTATGGGAGGCAAGGGCAGTAGCAGCAACGGACATTGATGCTAATGTAAGCAATACTGAATTTGGTTATTTGGATGGGGTGAGTAGCAATATTCAAACGCAATTGAACAATAAAGTAACAGTATTCGCATCAGCAGCAGATGGTGCATTATCATCATCAACTACTAACATAATTAGTATTTCAGTATTAATTCCTGCCAACACATTTGCAGTTGATGATGTAATAAGAATAAATCACAGAATAAGAGCAACGGGTGTATCAGGTGGAAAAGAAACAAGAATTTACGTAAATACTACTTCAAGTTTAACGGGCGCAATAGTAGTATCACTTGCAACTTTAGGAGCCACAACTTTAGCCGCTAATTTGCAAAGGTATTTAGCAATAAAAAATGCAACAACAAACACAGAGGTAGTTAGTGTCACAACAAGTTTACTTTCTGATTATAATAATGTGCCAAGTCCTGCAAGTGTAACTACACTTGCTATTAATTGGACAGTTGACCAATATATTATATTTGCGGTCAATGCACTTAATGGAGCAGATAGTTTAAGAGCAACAATGTATTCAATAGAAAAATTATGATAATATACGGACAAAATGTAACGAGCAATTACTTTGCTCAAATCGGTGATAACGGATGTCATATCGAACTTGACTTTGATATTAAATTCGTTTACCTTGCCGATACTGGCTATGCAACAATGCAAGAATTACAAACTGCCGTAGAGGCATTAACATTCCCTAAAAGATAATGATACATCACAACCACCCCGACAATAGCATACCAGTAATCATCACATCAATCACACTTCAAGCAGGGGTGTGGCTATCAGATTTATTTGTCAACCTCGATTTAGTCGGCATCTCGGCAAGTTTGTACGAATTTGCAAAGTTAGGGGCATTGTGCATATCAATGTGGGCATCTTATAGGGTGGCTATTAAGAACAAACCCGATGACAAACCAAAACTTTAATGACCTTAAACCATTAATGGCTGCTATCTGCGTTGTGTTGTTATTTCTATGCGTAATGCTATATCACTATAGGCAACTTGGCAAGTCCATTGCAGCGACATTTAAAGGCGGTGTGATAGCGTTGTTAGTGATGTTGGGGATTATTGATGAGCGGTAAAAAAAACAGCCCCACATTTCTGCGAGGCTGCTATCTAACTAACTATGAAACACGTGGGCAAAGATAGGAAATTATTTCAATCCAACAAACGCCCACCAAACAAATAGTGCGCCACCAATAACATACGCTGCTACCTTACCTCGTTTCTGCTTTTTCGCTTCTTTTTGTGCTTGTTTAAGGTCGGCTTTATCCATTGTATGCAATGCTTTTAAGCCTCCAACTTGCAGGGATAAGTCAATAATAACGGAATCTTTTATAACTGATGCCGAATCTGATAGCATTTTCGCACTTAATAAATCGGCATAAACACTATCCTTTGCGCTTTCGATTTCTAAATGATAAACATTGGTTGAATCAATATAAGGTTGACAATCTTTTGGTGCGTTTTGGCGCAACTTCTTAATCAATTCGATATTAGATGCCGCTAACTTATTTGCGTAGCTATTAGAGGCATTATACTTGTTATTTGCATCGGCTAACTTCTTATTGATTTCAGCAAGTTCATTCATCAATATTGAGGCTTCGTGACCGTGCTGTTTGACAGCCAGTTCTAATTGCTCTTTATAATCAATGTTATGTGGCAAAGGTTGTGTTTTATTGCAGAATTTAACGAGCAGCAAAGTTATAATTATTGCTGTGCCAATAGCGGTTGTTTTTATGTTCATATTGTTATTTTTTAGCACCCATCCCCATTAATTAAATCAGTTCTGCTTGGTGTTTCGGTTGTGAATTTAGTTAAAAATTTAGTATTAATCAGCAGAAATGTAGCTGCCAATCCGCCCCAAAATGCTTGCTTTAAACTGATTAATCCTTGACTTTCTGCAAGTGCTAACGATGTTTGAATGAAAGGCAGCAAAACGTAAATTAAATAATCTGCAATCTTTTTTAACTGCTTGTTGTCGGGGCTTCTGTACTTTTGTTTTAGATTCATAGTTGTTTTTTGTTGGATATGCGTGTAAATGTAGCGCATATTTGGTAGTTAGCAGTAAGTTTAAACAGACTTTGTGCTATCATTTAGACTTTTGACTGCCAGACGTTTTCTTTCTGAATCTAACCAATCTTTAGGCGACATACCACTATTGGCAAACTCTTTTGAATTAAGCATATCTAAAGCTATTTCGACAGCGTGTAATTGATATTGCTTATCTTCAATTAGCTTATCTAAGTAAGCATAGTATTCCATTTCAGCCTGATATTCTGCTTCGGCTTGTGCTGCATATCCAGCTTCGTCTTCCCATTGTTCTTGTGTCATTTTTATATTTGTTTTTAAGTTAATAATTCGTGATAAAACCTACTGCTAACAGCACATAAGCAAAAGCCCAAATTCTACCGCACAATGCCAACGCTATTTGTGCCTTCGCTTATCTGCATCACGTTATACGCAAGCTGCTACGTTCCTGCTTCGTTTGACAATTCCGTTTCAAAAGAATTAAAAAAAAGCCCACCGCAATCTTTAATACGAGTTTCGATAATCTTACAATATTCTTCTGAAATCTCACTTCCAATGTATTTTCTGTTATTCAAAATTGCCATTTTAGCGGTTGTTCCGCTTCCCATAAAGCAATCATAAACCAAATCACTCTCATTGCTCCAAGTTTGTATGTGTTTTTCACTTAAACTTTCAGGAAACATTGCAGGGTGCTTAAATGCGTATTTGTCTTTTGTCGTTCTCATATATCCAGTATCTTCAAGCCAAACATTGTCCATTATCCTTTCTTTGTTACCTTCTGATGTAAATGAACTTGTCGTTCCATCCTTATTCCTTTGTGTAGATTTACGCTTTTTGTTACCGCTTTCACATTTTAGTAAATTAGTAGTTTTAGGCTTTCCTTTGCTAAAAACAAACATATATTCAAATTGCTGATAATATCTGTTTTTAGGCGGAAACGGATAACTGTTTTTTTGATATATCATTGTATCGTGCAGGTTAAATCCTTGTTCCTTAAAATACAATGCTTGCCTAAAACTATTTGCACTTTCAGAGCCATCTATCACAGAATCAGCTACTACCCAAACCAAAACACCTTGTTCCTTAGTCACCCTGTAAAGTTCCTTAGCTACATTTTCAAAGTCAAAACAATAGCCATTATAAGTTCTCAAATTGTCATACGGTGGTGAAGTAACCGTTAAGTCAATGAAATTATCAGGCATTTTAGCCATTGTTTCAAGGCAATTTTCGTTATATATTTTATTTATTTCCATCCCTCTTTTTTTTAATTCTTTTGTTTAGTGCTTCGATTTGAGTTTTTCGGTAATCAACTGCAGCCAGCTTATAACAGCACATACACGCTATTTCCCTCCCTCAATCCAACGCTCACAGCGTGTATCTGCAAACCGTTATCTGCCATTTAAAACGACACCCAACCAAGCGTGAAGTTGTTTAGCATCTTCAATACTCATATTAAATCCTGTTTCTTTTGGGATAGGATATTTTGTATCATTTGAAAGGTTATTTAATTCAAATGAAATTACTGGAATATGGTCGCTACTCCATTCGCATTTTTCAATATCCATTGTGTACCAGTTGTTTTTATCTATTGTACTTATTTTCATTTTGTCAGTTTATAGGTTTACTTTTTAAATCAATTTGTCAAGTTATAGGCTGACAAAAAACTCCAGCTAACAATATATTGGCAAAAGGTAGGCTGACGGTAATTAGAATGAGCATTTGCACTTTTGGCAACATTCCTACACAACTCATCAGTAGTGCTATTTTTCCCGACCTTTGCCAATATTTTGCCTTAATTAATTATTGTCCATTCAAATTTACCCTTTAAATTCCATTCGACCAAAGGCATAATTAAATCGTGTTTATCTTTCCTGCGAAAATAAACGTGGTCAATCTTTCGACCTCCGATTACAATAAAATCTATCTTAACAAAGGTTATTACCTCCTTACCATT